GTAATTGCTACCACATCGTTCCAAACGAATTACAATTTGATACAATAATTCCAATTGAATCTTTAGTTGAGCTTAGCGTAGGTGAGCAGATTAAAAATTTAGTTTTCTTAAAAAAGAAAAACCCAAAAGAACATATTATTTTCTTAACTAAAAACGGTATCTTAAAGAAATCTAAACTATCTGAATATAATATAAAAAGAAGAAATGGAGTTAAGGCAATTAACTTAGATTCAGATGATGAAATTGTTTCAATTCTATTTGTAAATGAAGAGCGTATTGGTATGTTAACTGCGCGCGGTCAGTTTGTAATGTGTGAAACAAAAGACATTCGCGCAATAGGTAGAGTAGCACGAGGTGTAAAAGGTATTACTTTAAATAAAAACGATTATCTCGTCAATGCACAAGTTATTCCTACAGAGACTAAAGAGTTTTTAACTATAAGTCAAAAAGGCTATATTAAAAGAACTTCAATTAAAGATTTTAGCGTTACAGGACGTGGCACAAAAGGTGTTAAAATTCATGGAATTAGTGATGATGATGCGTTAGTTTGCTACGCCGCGCTTGTAAATGAAAAAGAGACAATTGTAGTATCTTCAAATGCACAAATTAAAATCAACTTAAACGAAGTAAATCTTCTATCTAAAGGCGCGCAAGGTACAAAATCGATAAAATTGTCAAATTCTAAAGTTATTGGTTTATTAGTATTTTAATATAAGTCAAAATTTGATTTTTATAAAAAACTATAGTATAATAATTATAGAAAGTTAAAGAGAGACTTTCTAAAATCTATTACATTATTTATTAAAAGGAGAAATTTAAAATGATTGAAGCTAAGAAACTTACAGAGAAGAGCTATGAAGTATTTGAGTATGTAAAGAATGCAGGCGGAAGAGTTTCCCTCCCAGAGCTGAAGAATGCACTTGGAAGAACTGAGCGTTCTATTGGGGCAAATCTTACCGACCTCAAGAAGAAGGGTTTTGGTGAAAGAGAAAAGGTAGAAGTAGAAGGAGAGGATAAGCCAGTAACTTATTTCGTTCTTAATAGTGACGGAATGGCTTGGACACCTTCTGAAGACGCAGAGTAATAAAACTGGATGTCGGAGGGTTAACCAACCCTCCCTTCTATTATTAAATGAAATTAACTAAATAATTAAACAAACAAAAAAGAGGTAAAAAATGTTAAGACAAGCAGAAAACACAGTTAAAATTGAAGGTATTCTTTCAGAAATCGACCTCCAGCCAAAGACTTTTAAAAAAAATGGTGAAGATGTAGAAGCAATTGGTGGTTCTATCACGGTAAAAGTTACACAGAAAATCACTGACCAGGAAAAAGAACTTATGATTCCGGTTTATATGTTCGCGGCAAAGCTTACTAACGCCGGAAGGCCAAATCCAGCTTATGAGTCTATTAAAACAGTAAAAGATAGTTTTAATTCAATTGCATCTACAGGAAGTGAGGATGCCGCAGACCGTGTACGTATTACTAGAGGTCAAATTAGAATGAATGAGTGGTATGCTGCAGACGGTCATCTCAATTCTTTCCCTCGTGTCAATGCGTCCTTTGTCACAAGAATTGCGAAGAACGAATGTAAGCCAGAAGCTACTTTCATCATGCAGTTTGCAGTAGCTAATGCGGCAGAAGAGATTAAGAATGACGAACCAACTGGTCGTTATAAGATTACTGCACTTCTTCCTCAGTATGGTGGAAAAGTTGATGTAATTCCTCTTTATGCGGAAGCAGATGGAGTTATCAATGCAATTTCAACTTATTGGGGTACTGGAGATACAGTTAGAGCAAATGGAAGACTTGACTTTAGCTCAACTACAGAAGTTACCTATGAAGAGGTAGATTTTGGTGAGCCAGTAGAGAAAGTTAGAACAATCAATAAGAGTGACCTTATTATTACAGGAGGTTCTCAGGAACCATGTGAAGGTGAGTTCGCTTATGCAGAGGACGAACTTAACGCGGCCCTGGCTGAAAGAAAAGCTCGTCTTGAAACACAGAAGGAAAAGGATATGTCTAGAGCACATGCTGCTCCGGCGCCTCAGAAGTCTGGTTCAGGTTTTGCTGACCTTGGATTTTAAGGAGGTAAATTATGGCAGGAATTGATATTTTAAATATTGAGCCTACCGTAATTTCAAGAGATTTAAAGGGAAAATATATATTGTTATATGGAAAGCCAAAGAGTGGTAAGACTACTTTGGCTTCCAAATTTCCCAAAAATCTTTTAATTGCCTTTGAAAAAGGATATAATGCTATTGATGGTATTCGTGCTGTTGACATCAATACTTGGTCAGACTTTAAACTAGTATTGCGTCAGTTAAAATTAGCTGAAGCTAAACAAATGTATGATACAATTACTATTGATACAACAACTATAGCATATGAAATGTGTGAAAAGTATATTTGTCAGCAAAACGCAGTACAGTCAATTAGTGATATTCCTTGGGGCGGTGGTTACGCGGCTACAAAAAAAGAATTTGAAAACTGTTTAAGGCAAATCACAATGTTGGGATATGGCTTAGTGCTTATTTCTCACATAGAAACGAGAAAAGAAAAAACTGCAGACGATAATGAGATTGAAATTCTCGCTCCATCAATGCCAAAGCGTTGTTATGAAGTAGTAAACCAAATTGTTGATATTATTGGTTATATTGCTACCGAATGGGATGACGCTGGGAACAGTCAAAGATATTTGTACACTCGTCAAACTCCTACAGTTATGGCAGGAAGCAGATTTCCATATCTAGCTGCAAAAATTAAATTGGGATATGATGAATTAGTAGCAGCTATTAACGAAGCTATCGATAAACAACGTGAGCTTGATGGCGCAACAGTTGTAGATAAGGTTGAAACTAAAGAAAGAGAAGAACTCGATTTTGACAAAATTAGAGAAGAAGCTTCTGTTTTATGGGGTAATTTGGTAAGTGAAGACGCGGCAAACGCGGAAAGAATTTTGAAGAAAGTCGAAATGATTTTTGGTAGAAAGATAAAGCTTAGTGAAATTACCGAAGACCAAAAAGAACTTTTCTATTTAGTTCTGCTAGATATGAGAGATATGGTTAAGAAATAAATATATAAACGCGCCATAGTTTTATGGTGCGTTTTTTAAATTTGACAAACTCTGAAAATTATGTTATAATATAAAGAGAAAAAGAAAAAAAAGGAGTTTGAAATGCCAGAATGTAGAGTATGTAAGCGACAAATAAATAAAAAAGAAGACGATTGGATTATGCCGTCTAAGAATTATTACTATCATAAAAAATGTTATGAAAATTGGAAGAAAGTAGAACCAGCTAGTGATGAAGAATATAAAGATTTAATTTATGATTTTATAAAAAGAGATTTAAAAAAGGATTATGACTTTTGGGTCTGTGAAGCGCAAAGAGAAAAATTTCTAAAACAAAAAATGACTAATAAGGGTATTCTCTTTGCTTTAAAATATTTTTATGAAGTAAAACACGGAGATTGGGAAAAAGGACACGGCGGCATAGGAATAGTTCCTTTTATATATAATGATTCTTGTGCTTACTGGGCCGCGCGAGAACGTCAGGCAGAAGGTACAATAGCAGAAATAGAACGTCAAATGATTACTGCGTCTCAAAGAACAGAAAGAGTAGTTAGAAAAAAAGAAATTAAACCTCGAAAAACAGTTATTAGTTTAGATGCAATTGCAGAAATGGAGGATGAAGAATGACTTTTTATGTAAATGAAGTTCGTACAAAAGAATCCGATTATGAACATGAATGTATAGGACTTTTTGATAAAACCAATTGGGTTGGAGAAGGAAGTTTCTGTGGTTGGTATGGAGCAGAATTTTATACTAATACTACCTTAATAGCCTATGGTATTCAATTAGGTCATTCTGGTGTTTATGACCCAAAACGTCCTTTTAATGGTGGTTTTAAAATAGTTAATGAACACTACGATAAAATCGAAATTGGCTCTTGTTTTTGGACAAGAACTTTTGAAAGTGATTCAGTAGAAGAAGCTATAGAAATTTTTAGAAAGCAAGAGTGGTAAGATGATTGATAAAAGAGATATTCAACAGATACTTGGTTGTTTAATGAAACATCCTCAATTTCTTAGTGAAATAGATAAATACTCTTTTACTATAACTGATTTTCCAACTAAATTTGAGAAGTATATTTTTACAGCTATTGAGGGTTTATATCGTAGCGGCGCGACAAAAATAAATCCAATTGATATAGAGAATTATTTGGAAGTAAATCAAGTTGCCGCAACCATTTTTAAAGATAATAATGGTATTGATTATCTTCAAGATATAGTTGAATTATCAGAAGTAAGTAACTTTGGTTTTTATTATAATAGATTTAAAATGTTTAACCTGCTTAAAGATTTGAAAAGGCAGGGTTTTGATGTAAGTGAATTTTACTGTGAGGATTTGACCAATCCAAAAGCGCAAGAAATTAACAATGCTTTCAACTTATTAACTCCTAAAATGATAACTGATTCAGTTAGAAAAAAGTTATTGGGAGTAGAATCTAAATATGAAACAACTGATGAGGTTGAAGTTGAAGATGCTGCGAAAGGTATGGAAGATTTAATTGAAAATCTCGGAGTAGCATCGGAAATTGGTATACCAGTTCAAGGTAACATATATAATCAAATAATAGATGGCGCGAAGAAAGGAACGCTCACAATTAGAAGCGCGGCGAGTTCAGTTGGTAAGACAAGGAACGCAATAGCAGATGCTTGTTTTTTAGCTTATCCTTTTAGATATAATAGTACGACCTGTGAATGGGAACAAGAAGGCAATGCTGAGAAAGTTTTATTTATAATGACAGAGCAGCGCTTTAAAGAAATAAGAATAATGATTTTGTCATATTTAACTGATATTAACTCTTCCAGATTTAAATATGCCGATTTCAGCGAAAGAGAAAAAGGAGTTATAGCTCAAGCTATTGCTTTAATGAAAGCATGTAATAATTTAATTTTAGTTAAAATGCCTAATCCAACAATAGATTCTATTAAAACTATTGTGAGAGAAAACTGTATTATATATGATATAGGCTATGTGTTTTATGATTATATCTTTATTGGACCAGCTTTGTTAAAAGAATTTAGTGGTTTTAGTTTAAGAAATGACGAAGTGTTGCTGATGTTCGCAACTGCTTTAAAAGATTTAGCAGTTGAATTAAACGTAGCAGTTTTTAGTTCTACACAGTTAAATGCGAAGGGAGACGATAATAAAGATATAAGAAATGAAGGTTCATTAGCTGGCGGCCGAGCGACGATTAATAAGGCAGATAATGGCGCGATAATGGCAAGACCAACTAAAGAAGAATTGGAAGTCCTCACGCCGTTGTATGAAAATAATTTAGAAAGAAAACCTAATTTAGTAACTGATATTTTTAAAGTAAGGAATGGAGAATATACTCAAGTAAGAATTTGGTCAGATATGAATTTAGGTACTTTAAGAAAAAAAGATTTGTTTGTAACTGACTCAAGGATGGAACCAATCGAAGGTTTCTATGAAAGAGATGAATATAAGATTAAATCTTGGGATGATTCTGAAAACAAACACATAGATAGTATATTAACAAAGCTGAATGAAGGTGAGATAGTTGATAGATTATAAAGCAATTGTCGAAGAACTACAACCAGAAAAAATCAAACAGTTACTTTTTACTCTCGGCGCGGAGGAGGTAATTGAAAAACCTACATATTTTATTACAAATACAATATGTCACAATGAAGAAGGCGGCAGTTTAAAACTTTATTATTATTTTAATAATCATATTTTTTACTGTTATACAAATTGTGAAGCTATGTCTATATTCCAATTCATGAAGCAATATTACGAAACAAGAGGTATTGTTTATGATTGGTATAGAGATGTATATGAAGTAATATTAAATTGTAGTAACTATAATCCCAACTTTGGTTTTACTGTTCCTAAATATCATAGTATTAAAGATAATTATAAAGTTGAACACCCACAAGAATTGCCTATTTACCCTAATGGAATTATTGATTGTTTTACAACTTTCTACGCGCCAGAATGGTTAAATGATGGAATTACTAAAGAAACAATGGATAAATTTAATATTAAATATTCCATACCACAAAATAAAATACTAATTCCACATTACAATTCTGATGGCAAGCTAATTGGCATTCGCGGCCGAGCATTAAATGAATGGGAAGTTGAAAATATAGGGAAATATATGCCAGTACAAATTGAGGGTAAATGGTATAGCCATCCTCTGAGTTTAAATTTATATGGATTAAATTTTAATAAAGACAATATTAAAAACCATCGAATATGTTATATTTTTGAAGCAGAAAAATCTGTAATGCAATGTGATAGTTTTAACATGGACAATTGCGCGGTAGCCGTTTGCGGCAGCCAATTAAATAAATGGCAGATTAAAATATTATTAAAAGAATGTCATCCGCAGGAAATTGTTGTATGTTTTGATAAAGAAGAGCAGCCGCCCGCGGAAGAATATTTTAATAAGTTATACAAGTTATGTAGTAAATATAAAAACTATGCAGATTTTTCTTTTATATACGACAGAGAGAATCTATTAAACCTTAAAGATAGTCCGACAGATAAAGGTGAAGAAATATTTAAAAAGCTTTTACAAAGGAGAGTTAAGGTAAGATGATTAAAATTTTTAACATAGGAGAAATAGATGAAAACAAAATTAGTGAATAAAGATATTAGACACAATTACGTACATGAACTATTAAAGGAAAGGGGATTAAATGATGAAGAAATTCAGTATTTTTTAAATGTACCAGACGACCGCGCGCTAAGTAAGCCTGACAAACTCACTAATATTGACCTTGCTTTTAAAAGTTTCAAAGAAATGGTTGATTTAAGTGAAAAAGATAGAATAGTAGTAGTAGTTGACTCGGACGTAGACGGTTTTACTTCCGCCGCAATTTTCATTAAATATTTACGTCTTTTTAATGACAAAGTTCAAATTGACTATGTATTACATGAAGGTAAAGGACACGGTCTATCAGATACAATTGATACAATAGTAAAAATGCAAGATGAGAACTCTAATATAAGTTTTGTTATTCTACCTGATTCATCTAGTAATGATTATCAATACCATGAAATTTTAGGTCAAGAAGGTATATATTGTTTAGTTCTTGACCACCATATTGTTGAACCAGATACTAAGTTTTCTCCTTATGCTACTATTGTAAATAATCAGTTATCCACAAACTATTCCAATAAGGACCTCTGCGGTGCGGGTGTAACGTGGCAGTTTTGTCGATATGTCGATGAGCAATATAATACTTCGTTTGCTAACCAATTTATTGACCTCGCAGCATTAGGAATAGTTAGTGATATGATGTCAATGTTGTCATTAGAAAACAGGTATATTGTCCATACTGGTTTAAATAATATTCAAAATTATTTCTTTAAAGCCTTATGTGAGAAGCAGTCCTATTCAATGGGAGGAAAAATAACTCCTATGACCATAGCTTTTTATATAACCCCACTTATTAACGCTATGATTAGAACTGGTTCAATGGAGGAAAAAAGACGTTGTTTCACCGCTTTCATAGATGGCCACCAACTCGTGCCAAGTCAAAAGCGCGGCGCCAAAGGTACTTACGAAGAAGTCGCAATCGAATCTGCGCGCGAGTGTACAAACGCAAGAGCAAAACAAAATCGCATACTCGACAAGGCAGAACAAGACCTTGAAATTAAAATTCATAAGCATGACTTACTTGAAAATAAAATTCTATTTGTAAGACTTGAAGATGATGACCAATTCCCGTCTGAACTTAATGGACTTGTGGCAATGAGGTTAAGTCAGAAATACAAAAAGCCGACAATTGTTGCAAGACTTAATGACGAAGGCGAAATTAAGGGTTCAAGTAGAGGACTTAATGATTCAGAATTAACTTCATTTAAAAACTTTATGGATGAAAGTGGATTCTTTACTTTTACAGCTGGGCATAATAATGCTTGCGGAATTGGTATTTATGATAAGAATCTCGCGGCTTTCCATGAATATGCAAATAGAGAGTTAGCAGATATAGATTTTGGTGAGACTTGGTATGAAGTTAATTTCGAGCGCATTGCCGCAGACCAAGACATTAAAGATATTATTTATGAAGTAGCTGATTATGAAGATATTTGGGGACAAAACTGCGCTGAGCCGCTAATTCATGTGAAAGATATTAACATTACTAAAAGAGACGTTCAAATCTTAGGGAAAAATCAAGATACAGTAAAAATTGAAAAATTCGGAATTGTATATATGAAATTTCATGCGAAAGATTTTATCAATGAATTAGCACAATATGATAATATTAAATTAGAAGTAGTTGGTAGAGGAAATTTGAATGAGTGGATGGGAAATTATACGCCCCAAATTTTTATATCTAATTATCAAATTGAAGATAATGCTTTGGGTTTCTAATTTGACAAATTCTAAAAATTTTGATATAATATAATTAGAATAAAAAAGAGAGGAATAAAAATGAAAGAAGAATTATTACAATTATATATTAATGCTTTAGAAGACGCAACAGGTTTTTATTGTAGTGAATACAGTACTTCGAGAGATGAAGATGAAGAAAGAAAACAAAACGACCAAGAATTAATAAAATATTTTAAATCTATATTAGAACTATTATAATATAGAGTGAAAAAGAAAGAGGTAAATGTGAATGGAGAAATTAAAATACCCTGGTTCTCTGCATAATCATACTGATTTTAGTAATTTTCGTTTAAGAGATTCCATTAATACTGTAGAATCACTTATTGATTATGCAATTGAACTTGGACATGAAGTAGTAGCAATTACCGAACATGATACAATTGCAAGTGCAGTAAGAGCAGAAAAATATTACAATAAGATTAAAAAAGAACATCCAGATTTTAAAGTAGTTTTTGGTAACGAAATTTATCTTGTTCGTAATGGACTAACAAGCGATAATTTTAATAAAGACGTAGACAGATATTTCCATTTTATTCTTTTAGCAAAAGATGAAATTGGACACCAGCAAATCCGAGAGATTTCAACCCGCGCGTGGATGAGAAGTTGGGTGGCGCGGCGCATGCGTCGAGTTCCAACTTACTATCAAGATTTAATTGATATAATTGGAAAGAACCCAGGCCATGTAATAGGCAGCACAGCTTGTTTGGGTGGGTGTTTACCGACACAACTTTTACGTCTATTAGAAATGGAAAGAGGAACTGGCAAGAATGCGGCTGCTATTGAACTCAAAAGAAAAATCTACATTTGGATTGAACAAATGCAGCGAATTTTTGGAAAAGAAGATTTCTATTTTGAAATGCAGCCATCTAATAATAAAGAACAGATTTATGTGAATAATGAGTTAATTAAACTTGGTGATGAGCTTGGTATTAAGTATATTATTACAAATGACGCCCATTATTTAAAGAAAGAAGATAGACCAATTCATAAAGCGTTTCTCAATGCTCAGCAAGGAGATAGAGAAGTTGACGATTTTTAT